AAAACAACAGGTATAAAACCTTTTAACTTCGGCTTTAGATAAACCTATGACAGTATATACACCAACATATAGGGTAACAATTGCTGGAGTTGTACAAACGTCAACAACTTTACAAGACGGCACAATTACTTATGGTCGTAATGATTTTTTTGAGGCAACACAGCCAAGTTATTGCAACATAGAACTATTAAACCTTGACGGCACAAGCCCCGTAGTTGAACTACTTGACACAGTACTTATAGAAGTTACTGACTCAACAGGTGCATACATAAAATTATTTACTGGTGAAGTTTCAGGTGTTTACAACAGATTTGAGGGCGCTGGTTTGGGTGGTAAACCTAACACTTTACAAATACAAGCAATTGGTGCTCTTGGTTTACTTGTTAAACGTTACGCTGGTGGTGTTGCTTACCCAGAAGAACTAGACGGCGCACGTATTCAACGTATTTTAGAAGAAACACTATTTGTTGCTTGGGAAGACATAAGTAATACTTTTACTTGGAACGATTTTACAACTGAAACTTGGGCTAACTATGGTGTACAAGGCATAGACACAATTGACGCAGGACGTTACGAAATGCTAGCTAGAAGCGCACAAGTACAACAAGCGTACGAACTAACAGACATAACCCAACAATCAGGTTTAGGTTATTTGTATGACACAGCAGATTTTGAGATAGGTTACGCAGACGCAGAACGCAGAAGCGAAAACTACACAACCAACTTGATAGAACTTGACGCTAACCTTGTTAATGCTGATATACAAACCAGATTGCAAACAGCCGACATTGTTAACAGCGTAGTAATACAATATGACGACCCAGTACTTGAAGTTGTAGCACAAAATGATACGTCAATAAATAACTATGGTTTGCTTGAGGAAATTAGATCAACAATACTTGCAGAAACAGTTGACGCAACAGAACAAGCCACAAACTTTGTTAATTACAGAGGAACACCTAAAACGTCACTTGAAGCCGTATCGGTAAACCTTGCCCATTCAGATATGACTAATACAGTTAGAGACGATTTATTAGCTGTGAGTATGGACAGTTTGCTTTACCTTGACAATATCCCAGTAGGGCTTATACCTGAGGGCTATTTTGAGGGTTTTGTTGAGGGTTGGACTTGGACACTTGGACGTAAAAACCTAGAACTAACTATGTCTGTTTCTAACTCAATCTATAGCACCCTCTCAATTCAGTGGGAAGACTACAACGCTTTAATTCAATGGCAAAACCTTGCTAATGATTATCGTTGGCTTGACGTTATTTAAGAAAAGGATAAACTAGAACAATGGCAACTACCACAACTAATTATGGCTTTGATATTCCTCAAAGCACAGACCTTGTTAAAGACGGCGCTACGGCTATTGCCACGCTAGGTCAAGACATAGATACAGCTATGAATACAGCTCTTGGTACTAAAAAGGCTGGAATGGTTTTACTGAATACAACTAGTTTTAGTGGAGTAACCAGCCAAGCATTAGATGGAGTTTTTACAGCAACTTATCAAAATTACAGAGTAGTTTTAACAATTAGTAATTCAACTGCTAACAACAATCTTATTTTTAGATGGAGAACAGGAAGTCCTGCTGCTGATGTTACTGCAGCAAATTATGAAAGAAGTGGAATAACACAATACGCTTCTAGTGGAACAGTTACTGCAAGAGGTTCAACTGGACAAAGTTTATTCTATTTTGCTGGCACTATTTCTGCTGCACCTGACAGAGGTGGTGGCATATTTGAAATACAAAAACCTTTTGATTCTAGTGCTTCAATTGTGACTTATCTTGGTTCAAATCAAGATGGTGGTGGCTTAGGTCATTGGTCATTATCTACAATTTATACTGCAGCAACTTCAATGAACGGATTTTCAATTATTGCTGACTCAGGCAACATAAGTGGAACTGTGAGTGTGTATGGCTACAACAAATAAAATTATGATTGGTATTAACGACCAAGTTATTGAATTAACTGGTGCTGACAAAGATGCTTTTATTGCACAACGCGAAGCAGATAATGTCGCAATTCAATTAGTTGAAGCCGAGTATCAAGCCAAGCGAGATGCAAGAGAATCTGCAATTACAAAACTTGGTGAAATAGCAGGACTCACAAAAGAAGAACTAGATGCAATCCTTTAACCACAAACAATTTTCTTTAGCTGCAATTGCTTTTTTAGCAGCTTGGCAAGCAACAGACTTTGCCCTTGATTACAGAGCTGTACTTGGTGCTGTCGTAGCTGCTTCAATGGGCGCGATGAATCCAAATGTCAAAACCAAAGTTAAGTAAAGCAGCTGAGCAATTACGCTCTGAAATAAATACCAAGTATCCGAATCGCGATAAACGTAGTGACGGCTGGATAGGCGACACAGCACACAACGCACGTAAGTCAGACCACAACCCAGATAAACAAGGTTGGGTACGTGCTATAGATATTGACGCAGACCTTGTTAAAGGCTCATCTAAAGAATCGTGGCTACTAGCCGAGAATATCAAAATGCTAGCACTCAAGGGCGACAAGAGAATTAGTTACATTGTTCATCAACACCGAATAGCCTCACCACGGCAGAATTGGGCTTGGCGTGTCTACAAAGGGTCTAACCCTCACATAAGCCATATTCATATATCCTTTACTAAAGCTGGTGACCTTAACGGAAAGGCGTTTACAATATGAGCAAACCTAAAGCAAAAAAAACAGTAATTGAATTACCTGACGTAATGGCGTCAGAACTTGTACGAATCATAAACACAGCTCACGAAGACGGCAAACTAATCACAGGCTTTGTTTGTTGCTTAGAAATGTTTGACGGCAAAAAGAAAACAATCAAAATTGCAGCTAACGCAGATATGCCACAACACTCAGTATTTGGCATTATCAACTATGCAGCTGAAAAGTACCAGTTTACTCTTGCACCTGATGAAGATGAAGATGATGATTTCTATGATCCAAATTGGTTTGACGGACAATGATAAACGAACTAATTGGCATTATTGGTTTACTTGTCACCATTCTTGTTTTAACCATTAAAGCAACAGCAGAAATTACTAAAATGAAATCACAATTGTTTCCTAATGGTGGAAGTTCTTTAGCAGATAAAGTGACACGCCTACAGTTAGATGTTGTCAAAATTCGTAGTACTATAGATAGTATTAGTACAGAGTTAGGTAAACCTAAACGAAAGAGGTAACGTATTAAGCGTTACGTAATTATTTCAGATTTGCAATATCCTTTCATTAAGAAACAGTACGTTGAAAGCCTTTTAAATTACATAGCTTACGTTAAACCAGATAAATTACTTTGTGTTGGTGATGAACTTGATTGTCAAACAATATCAACTTATGCACGTGGAACAGCCCTAGAGTTTGAGGGTTCGTTACAAAAGAATATAATAGGACTTAAAGGCTTACTCAAAGAATTCCGTAGTGCTATTGGACGCAGTAAGCCTTTCCAAATTCAACGAAGCAATCACACAATACGAATTGAAAAATACATAAGTCGTCACGCACCAGCGTTTAGTGTTATTGACGCAATCAAAATAGAAAACTTACTTGGATACAACGATAAAGATATTAAAGTTACATATAACAGATCATTAACCGAAGTTGCCAAAGGCGTAATTATGGGTCACGGAGACGAGGGCAGACTTTACAATCACGCAGGACAAACAGCATTAGGACTAGCTACAAGAACAGGTAAAAATGTTGTTTGTGGTCACACACATAGACAGGGCATAAGTTCTGCAAGTCACGGATTCGCTGGCAATCTTTCAACACTTTGGGGTATGGAAGTGGGGCATTTATGCGACCTTAATTCTTCTGGTATGCGTTATATGAAAGAGGGGCACGCTAACTGGCAAGCAGGTTTTGGAATACTTTACGAACAAGACGGCATAGTTAAACCTGAGCTAGTACCTTTTAATAAAGACGGCTCTTTTATAGCTGAGGGCGAACTTTGGCGTTAACGCCGTTATCAAATTGTTATAATTCAATGCCGTGTTTTGACACAGGTAAGCCTTAATCTTTCTATAACGAAAGGGGCAACGTGGATAAACAATGGTATCCAATTTCTCATCTCTTAGCTCACGCATATCACACTATGGAGTATTACCATAAAACTAGGTGCATATTTGAGCCGTGCGATTGTGAAAACAAGTTACAACAATTACAGGAATTTTACGGACTATTTATAGGAGTCAACTAAATGGATTATCTAAAGAACTACATAGAAGTTAAAGATCGTATACAAATGTTTTACGACAAATACCCAGACGGCACTTTGCATTTTGAGTACAAAGGCATTTTGGAATTTGGTGGCGAAACTTACATTTATGGTAAAGCGTTTGCTTATCCTGATCGTGACAAATTGAACTATGCAAGTGGTTGGGCTTGGGAGCGCGTTCCTGCTAGAGGATTTGC